TAGCATGAACCGTTTGGTTTTCAAGTGTTATCCAAAAATCTGTTGATGAAGTTCTTGGAAGTGTCGTACATTGAAAAACCTTTAAACCTTTTTTCTTATAATAAGTCCATATTTTAATTAAATTCGCTTTAATCGTTGCTATCGGAACATTACCGTTAACATCATTCCGCCCATAATTAATCAGAACGCTTTTGTGATTGTTTGTAAAGATGGAACGTAGATATAAACTATCCAAAAATCCACCTGTACTCTCACCAGACATAGCAATTTTGGTATAAGGTATTTTTTTGTTATATAAGGCTCTTGCTGCAAAACCTATTGATTGCATTGGTTTATCATCAATCCCTTGCATGATACTGTCACCAACCAACAAAAACGATTCAGCAACTTCTGCTGTTCCAAAAATAGCAGTTGGTATATAAGCGTAATCATAATTGGTATTTGTAATAGTTCCAGAATCCACTAAATCAGAACCATACGTAACCCCATCATTGTTACCTAATGTGATACCAAATTGTTGAGCAGACTTCGGGACATATCCACCTACTCCAGCATCAAAGAATGTCCTAATGTATACAGCATCTCCAGGGTTAATAATACAACCGATTGGATCGCTTAAAACATTCGCTCCACCTTCGATAACTACAGTTCTTTTCCCATTGAAGTACATTGGGATAACCACACCGTTAATTTCAATAGCTGCTTTAACACTTATATTATTAGTGTTAGGTGTAAATTTCGAAACATTACCATTGTAATAATTAGAATACATAATTCTTAAATCTTGGCTTTGAAACTGTGAATACACTCTAATTCTAGTAGTTCCTGTTTGGTTTACATTACTTCTATCATTTAAAGTTAAATCTCTTGTTAAAACTGGTGTTAGGTTAGTTTGTTTTAATTGTTCAGCAAAACCTTCTACATCACGAACATCATTCTTTAACTTAAATGAATTAATCTCAAATGAATGAGAACCTGACTGAATACGAACAACATCAAATGAAGTGAACACATCATTGATTCGGATTGATCCGTTAGGTGGGATGTTGTTTGTTTTTCCATTCACTGTTAATGTAACAACTGCATTCCCTTTACTGATAAAGGTCATACCATCTTGTTTATCTGAAAACGTAAACGTTTGTGTAGTATTCGTGACTGTATCCGTATAATTCGTTGTAACACTCCCACTATCTTCTGTTATTGTGCCTAATACCTGTGGCATATCGCACCCCCTATACAATAAAAAAGGGGGAATAGTATTGCTACCACTCCCCCTTCTTGACTAATTACTTGATCTTTTTACCTTCTTCGTTCACTTTATTACCATCTTTATCAACTAGTTCTTTAAACTTAAAGCCTTCGCTGATTAAAGCTGCTTCTTGCACTTCATCTTGTACTAATAGTTCACCATTTTCATGAACGTATTTTTTATAAATCATCATACTGGGATACTCCTCTCAATTAAGCGTTTTTGTGTGCGTATACTGCTTTTTTACGAGAATCTAATACGAACGCATCATAGTAGATACGACCTTCAACTAACCAACCATTGATCATTTTGTTATCGTAAAGGCTCTTTATCCTCTACTTCTCATAGTTTCCTATAAGTTCAGACTATATCTTCATCCTGTAAGGATGTTGGGCGCTCGTGTCTGCTTCATTACTGTTCTAGTAGTATGCAGTTAGTCGTTACACCTTCTAACTATCCCTAGTTAGCTTGGCTCGGTATTAGCATATCTTTCGACTTAGCCTTCACCGAATTCACCCAATTCTTAATATACATTACTGTATAAACAGGCATCATAGCGTTGGTTATGCTACTTGTTTACCTGGAGGATTGTCATGTGTTTTGTAGTCTTGTAATTTCTTAGGTGCTACCATTGCTGATTTGTGAACTAAGATAAATTCACGATTAGCAGGTAAGTAAGAATCTGGAACCATTACAATCGCTACTCCATCAACTTCACCAACTTGACCGTTGATTAATTTTTGTTGTGCAATTTCAGATGACTTCATGAATGAAGGATCTAGTTTAATAAATTTGTAGAATGATGGGCGAACATAAGCAACACGACCTGTACGAGGTACTTTGTTGTTGTCTAGGTATACTCCACCATCTAATAATGAAGCGTAAGCATTAGATGCAGTAATAACTGTTACTGCTGAATCTCCACTGTTTGCAGTTGCTGCTGCTGCATACTTCGTTAAACGGTAGATATCAATCTCTGGTGTAACTACTTCGTTTAATTGGCGTGCTAACGCTTTACCAGACTCACGAACCATTTGTGAATCAATGTGATTTCCACGATCAATTGTGAATGTGAATGAACGGTCACGAGTTAGTAAGTAGTTCGCTACTGTGTCGTCTAACTCTGCTGCTGTACCATAACGAGCTGAACCGGAGCGTGTGTAGTTCGCCATTGCTGCTGTAGCAATAGAGTATACATTAATTGCGTTTACACCTTCCCATGAGAAGTCCTGGTGAACACTTTGCTCTGTTAGTGATGTTAAATAAAATCTTTCGTCAACCTTTTTTGCATAAGAACTCGCTAAATTTACTGCCATTGGTCAATCACTCCTTAGTATTTGTAGGAATCAAAACCATCAAGGAAAGGATCAGAGGATTCAGTTTGTACACTTCCATGTTGTGTTGTAGAAGTTCCGACACTTCGCTTGAAGTTTTGTTCATTTTGTTTATAAATTGCTTGTTGTTGCTTAAATTGTTTAGCCATAAAGCTCTCATAAGCGAATTTCAAAGGTACTCCGTTTTCTTGAGCGATTTGAAATACTTCATCTGGGAACTTGTCTGTATTTGGATTAAAATCACGATCATTAATCTCTCTGAACGCATCAATTAAGCCTACATACTCTTGCTGTTCTCTTTGTTCTTGTTCACGTTGTTGTTGTTGTTGTTCGAATTGCTGACGAAACTTCTGATTCTCAATCATTTCTTTTGCATATTCTGGTGGAATGTTTTGCTGAATCAGTTCATCAATTCGAGCTTGTTCCTGTGCTGCTTGGAAATCACTGATAAAGTCGTTTACGTTATCAAATCCATTTTCTTTTGCTAAACTCTGTAGGAATGCACGACCTGGATCGTTTTGTAATTCTTGTAATTGTGTTTGAACCTTGTCATAGTTCATACCCTTTTGGGCTAATATTGTCGCTTCAGATAAAGGAATTTCCTTTTCTTCACCATTGTATTTGAGTTTTAATAATTGTTCTTGTTGTTCTTCTGTTAGAGTAGCTTCTTCTTGCGCGCTAGATTCTTCACTCTCTACTTGTTCGTTACCTTCTGCATTTGTGTCTGCATCATCCGTTGGTATATCGTTTGATGGTTCTTCAAAGTTATCAGGTAAAATTGCTTCATAATCGTTATTTTCAAACATCGTAACTCTCCTTTTCCCTATGGTTGAGGAATAATTTGAATTTAGACAGTTTAATGACATATCCAGGTCAAAACAAAAAGCGCATAAACTGGTATGGTAGTCAGTTCACACGCCTTATTTCTTCTTACTATCTTGTTTACTTGCTTGCTTCTCTTTAATATCTAACTCTCTATGCTTCAAGTTAATTTCTTCTTGTCTTTGTTCTGCTTGCACTTGCTCTTGTTGAGCTTGTTGATCGGCATTAACTTGTTGTTGCTGTATCTGTTGTTCTTGTTGCATCTGCATTTGTTGTTGTTGTTGCATTTCCATTTGTTGTTGTTTCAACTCTAGTTCCTGGATTAACTCCTGTTTCTGAGGAATCATCTCATCAGGTACACGTTTTAAGAACTGAACAACATCTAAATAGCCTTGACCTAACATATTCGTAAGAGTTTGTTGTGCTGCAATCTCTGACCAATAAGACGATTCACCCACATCTGCACGAACATTTAACCACGTATCTTTCAATTTACTGAAGTCAAACATGATGATCTGCTTTTGTGTTTCTTCAACAGGTGAGCCATCAATATTTACTTGTTCTTCACCAGTGTTAGGATCAATCTTTGGTACTTTTACATCCATTGGTAATGGTCTACTACCGTAATAAGTGCCCATCATATCAAGTAATATCTCACCAATATCTTCAATCCATTGGTATAAATTCGCTTTAGGGTTTTCCAAAGGAATAGCAGCACTCTTTTGTACTGCGATAATAGCAGACGTATTATCTGGTCTAACGTTACCTAATGAAGTATCGTTAATCCCTAACATTTCCTTTGTCTTCTCTATCGCCAATTCGAGAACTTGTACAATTTGACCACTCATATTGCCAGGTTGTAAGTAACCTGCGACTTTACGAATATCTTGATCTATGCCTGTACCGTAAATTGGAACAGCTGTACCAATCTCGTTGTTCCATTCAGGTAGGTAATCAGCGTTGTACACTGCTTTAGGGAATGCTGTATTCATTAGATGATACATAACCATCGCAAACATACGATTAATGAAGATTTGGTTCGGTAGAATCGCTCCACATTGACTAATGCCGTGATACGAATTCTTTCTACGTTCCCAGTTCATCCATGCTACAGGGTATTTACTCATGCCTGTTTGTTGTTCTTCATAGATATAAGTCTTTTCAGTACTCTTAGAAGCGAATACACGCTCAACTTCTTGACCATCTACCATAACAGTTTTCTTTTCATACATGATGATCCATTGTGCCTTACCATAACCATCTGCATCTACTTCAATCTTTCCACTATCACCAGCTGCATCAGTCGTTGTGTTATCCTCTTGTACTTCAGATTCAACTTGTTTCATCTTAGACCAATACAACTTCTCTTTTTGAAGGTTCTTAACCGTATCACGACCACTAATAATGATATATGGTTGTGATTGAACATCAACGCTATTTGCATTACCAAAGTAAACGTTCGTACCATCAACTAATTCCATACAAATCTCACCATTAATATCACTTACTTGTTGACCATTTGACAGGTTCACCACATTTCCATATGGCTTCTTATTTAAATCAAAATAAAAATGTGCTGCTCCATCGCCTGTATTGGCTGCATCGAACAACACATCTTTAATCTTAATATCCATTTTGAACTTCTCTAGCAAGTTATTAACTTGTGCAGTAGCTAGTTGACTATCATCGAATTGATCTATTCCCTCTGTACCTGTTAATGGTTCAAAGTGAATCTTCGCTTTACTAGCAGTTAATGAAGCTACTAAGAATGTAATAACCCTGCGTATGATATTAAATACAGGCTTGGGCATATTTTCAGCATCAACATTACGCCATTGATCGCCATTAAAGAAAGCCCAGTTTGCATCAACCATATCATAGTAGTTCGGTTTTAATTGATTGTTGTATTTCTTTCCACTCTCATAGAGTTTCCAGGCTTTTGTTTTATCTGCCATTAGTTCACCTTCTTACGTGCATAAGCGATTGTTTCATCATATGCCATTAGATTATTGAAATCTTTTGCAATTACCTTTTGTTTCCTTCGTTGTTCTTCTAATTCGTGTACTTCGTCTGGTGTTTGTTCCCTGTTTGGCTTTGGTGTACTCTTTTGTCCTAAGATATACCCTGCACCTAAGATAAGAGATAAGCCAACCATAGCGAATACACCACTAAAGAATAGAATCATCACATCACCACTTTGTTATAGATTTAATTTGAGGTTTCTTTCCTGTCAACTGTCTAACCATCTTGTCGTGTTTCTCGGATGGTGTTAGGTTATCAGG